ATTACAATCATATTTTTGTATAAACCTTCTTTACAATAACCTATGTTATATTTGATAATATCGTATTTACTTATATGTCTTCTTTTTAGGTACGCGAGTGCGTGTCTAGCCATTATATCGCTGTTATCAACGTTATATAGCGCTATATATTCATTAGGTAATACAACTGTAGACACGACTTGTGTTTCCTTGATTGATCTAGATGTTTTAACTAAAGATGATAATTCTTTAAATTTATCAACATCTACTTCTAATTGTTTAAATAAATTGTATATAGTAGTACCCCGAGCATCACAAGCCCAACAATGCCATTGATTTTTACCTTCACGGTTTTCGGTTAGATTAACTTCTAGTTTTGGTTTATGGTGATTACATAAAGGACAATGATATGCATAGTTATTCCTCGCTGTAGACTTACCTGAGCCTAAAACTGAGTTAACTAGTGTAACTAATAACTGATTTACCATAACATATAATATACGTAACTAGATTGTAGTATCCACGAGGTCTTCAAATGTTATACCATTTAAATCTTTTGTAAAGAATTTACCCAAGATATTATCATTAAAAAATTCATCGGGTTTTTCTAGTACTTGGTATAACATCTGATATTTGATTTCAAAATATGTAAGTTGTTTTTTAGTTTCAACACATTTTAAAATGGTTCGTTCAAATTCATCTTTTTTACCTTTAACCAATAATTGTTTAATATCGGTTTGAGAGCCATAATAGGTTTTCCAATCTGATTCTTTAACTACTAATCTATATGAAGGTCGTCTACCAACCACCCCTGTTAGAGCAGATAATTCTTTTTTACCTAATTTTTTCTTTTGATTATGAAACAATACTTTTTTTCCAATGTAAGATTTCCCAGTTGGTTTATGAGTGGTCATATAGACGAAACCGAATGTATTATCTGGGAATTGGGTAATGTCTTCCATTGGTGTGGCTTTATATATCCAATTCATATGTTTGTTTTAAGTTAATGATAAATATACTAAAATTATTTAATAATAGAATATTTTTCAGTTGTAAGGGTTTTACCCGAGGATAATTTAAAATTAAATTCTTGGAGGTTTTCTGTGTCTTCCCCTAAAGTTTTAATGTTGTGTTGGATAATTTCCATATGTTCAGGTAAAATATTTTTCATATTCCCTAACTTTGTCCATAACTCTTTAGATTCTTGCCTTTGACCTATATACCAACTAGTAAATGCTTTTTGAAAAAGTAGCATATAATCCCCAGGGTACCCAACATTATAAGGTAAGGGGGTTTTACTTTGATATAAAAGTCCTAAACACGCATACATATAAGAATCTTTCCATTCTTCCTTTTTACTATGGTGGAGACTTAAATGTAAATATGCTTCTGGGCGGTCAGGGAAGTAAGCTATAGCAGTTTGGAGTTGTGCCTTTTCCCATTCAGGTCTTCTAGTAGTATTATGTAGTTGTTTCCAAGTTTTTAATAGACAACAATAAGTCATTTCGGGATCCTTATCATGTAATAATTCAGCGGCCCTTAAAAAGTATGAAAGTGCTGCAGCACCTTGGCCTATTAGTTCATATTCTTCCCCTAATTGAGCATTAATATAAGGATCTAAAGGATCATTTACATAAGCATTTAAATATTTTTTTAATTTATCCATTTATCATATAATCTTTTGCAAATAATATTTTATTTTCAATATCTTTGGTTATACCTTCTTTAACATATTTAGGATTAATATACCAATCTTCATAAGGGCTATTTTTATCAGGGGAAATATTAGCCGCTATTAAAACATATCCAGCATTTTGTAGTATTTCTCTTGATTCTTTACGACAAGTTTCATCCTCGTCGGTATAAAAATCGTGTTCATAAGTTATAACTCCAAATTCTAATACGTCAAGTGGTATATTTTTTAATGCTAATAAAGTATTATAAGAGGGGTCGATGTCCAACTGTAAATAATCTATATAACGTGATAAACCGTTAATTCTACATAATTGTGCATAGTCTGTGGTTAAGGCATTTTGGAGTAAAAAGATATCATTTGGTCTTTCCTCTGCCCATTTTTCTTTTGCTATTTCTAATATATCCAATGAAATACCCCTCCAACCTAATTCAGAAAGTAGAGCAGTATTGTTACCATAAAATGGGTCTCCTGCTCCTATTTCCAAATAGGTTCCATTCTTTTTCCCATTTAAACAAGTTAAAACAAATAAATCTTGGTAACATTGGGAGTAGTTTTTTTCAATATTTTCTAAACCAGCAAAATGGGTTTTTAATTTATCTCCTTTAGTATACGTTAGAGGTTCGTGCCATGTAACTTTTGGGGTAATTTCAGTTTGAGGGGGTTTGATTTTAGATGAAAAGTCTTCCCATTCTATTTCGTTTAAAGTTTCAATAGGCATCCTTAAAGCATAAGCTGCGTTATCCTGGTAGCCATAACTAATAATAAGATTATCATCTTTAACTAATAAACCACAACAAAATTCAATCATAGCCCCCATAAATTTAAATGGTTTTGAGAGACTCTTTACGTTCCAATCTTTATCCCAAATTAAAAATCTATGATAATAATGAGCATCTTTTCTCATACCTGGGTGGTGGAAGAAATCGGTTTCGTGTGTTATACACATTCTATCCCCTTCATCTCCAAATAATATTACAGGGGAGCTTCCTCTTAACCCTAAAGGTAATTTTAGTTTTTTGTCTTTTGATATAACTGTTTCGCAAGAAATTATATTAAGTATTCCCTTTTTTACAGATTCTGTAGATTTATCTTTAGGGTTTACTTTAACAATTTCTAAAGGATTTGCCCATTTTACAAAATGGTAAGGCATATCAAAGATAGGCATCCAATTTTTTTCTAAATAAGTATGAGGATTTACTTCGATTCTATCACGGGTTTGTTCTATACATATGTTTTTACCCCATTCAACCTCACAAAGTTCCATTCTTCCCTCTCCATTATCTTTTACATCCCTTCGTACACCACAAACGTATAATTTACTTTCCCATCTAAAAACTCTTACATCTTCTAAACCATGGAAGTCCCAAATAGGGACTATATCATTTTTTGCGGTATCTATCTTTTGGTATGTATCGACTTCTAAAGTATCAGGGTTTAATTTACATAAATAGTTCCCTGTAATAAGATGGATGTCATCCTCAGGATTTAGATATGATAAGCAACCCCACTTACAGTTGAATTTTTGGTCGAATTCACTATGATATAAGGTATAATGGACGTGTCTAATGTTGGCTATAATGTCTCCATTTTCTTCTTGAAAAAGAGACACATTACATAAACCCGTACCATCAATTAATTCACCTGGGATTATTAGTGGGGAAATTGAACCACCATTTTTTATGGCCAATTTTGCTAAATTGTCTATCACTTAGTTTTATTTTGTTCCCTCAATATAATATCTATTTTGGGGGTAGCCTAATTATATTTAAAAGTTCTAAGGAATATTTTATTTAGATTACTACATAATATTATACTTAATTAACTGGAGATATGGTTATGTGATAATTAAAGTAATACTAGCAGGTGTAATTAAAGAATTAATACGGTTTTCTATTTTGTCTTCAATAGAATTAACTTGATAATTACCCATAGCTCCCTTAGTCCAAGCCACTACTTGTTCGTTTGTTAAATTTTCAAAAGGGATAAAATCTGTAATATTCTTAGTATCTAATGTTTGTGTTCCAGTAGTAGTAGAAGAATAATACTCACCATCTGGTTTTAATTCATCTGATATGCCTTTGACTATCCAGTGTACTTTATATACTAAATTTGTGTGTCCTTCAAATTGTGGGTAAGCATCTACTGTTTTGCAGTCCCAGTTATAATTAATCATAATTTATTTGTTTTTATATTTTTAATATTATTTAGATTCTAAGATATCTATTTTGTGTTTTAATAAATCTATTTCCACTTTTAAATCTTTTATTGCTTCTATTAAAAGTCCTGAGATGTTACCATATGCTACAGATTTCATTCCTCTGTCATCTGTCCTTACAACTTCAGGTAGAATGGTTTCTATTTCTTGGGCTATTACACCTATTGATTTTATATTTTCACCAATCTTATTAAACTCTACACCTCTTAACTTTACAACTTTTTCAAGTGAATTATCTAGTGTTTTAATGTTCTCTTTAACTCTAATATCTGAGTAAGCAATTACATCACCCGTTGCTCTTATAGTACCATCAACATCTAATTCATAAGCTGCAGTTGTTGTACCAATACCAGCATTATCACCATATGTTTGGAATACCATATTTCCATCACCCCCCAATATTCTAGTGTTGATATCATTTCCATCCCAATCACCTAACGTAAACATACTAGAATAATAACTCATAACACCAGTACCCCCAATATATATATCACTACCCAAATCTGTATCTCCTACTGCTCTAAATGATCCGTTAACGTCTAGTTTGTACGCCGGAGTTGTTGTGTTAATTCCAACAGCTCCGGTCTGGTTAATCACCATTCTTTCGTCCATTGTTGCACCTGATCCAGCACCTGCAGTCCAGAATGAAAGTATACCCCCTCCACCAGCACCTGTTCCAGCAGTTGTATATACACTTCCTCTTATTTGAGAACTTGCATAACCACCTGAGGCATCATCTTTACCAACAAATTGTATAACACCTAGATCATCTCCAGGTATTATAGTTGTATTTCTATTAATCAGAGTCATTACTGCCGGAAATGACCCCATTCCTAGATAACCCCCAACAACCATTTGTCCTGGGCCTGTAAAACCAGCACTATATCCTTGAGTTGGTGTTGCTGTTAGGGTATTATTAATATTGAATCTACCTGTATTATTAGCAAGAGAAAGAATAGAACCATTATATGTTAAAGTACTTTCTCCTTGTATTGCAGTTGCACTTACGGCCGTTAGAATATTATTATTTGTACCACCTGTATATGATGTTATACCTGCATTAGAACCCGTATCACCTTTTGCACCAGTTGTTCCTTGAGAACCTGTTGTTCCTTGTGATCCAGTACCTCCAGTTATTCCTTGAATACCTTGAGAACCTGTAGCACCTTTTTGACCAGTTATTCCTTGAATACCAGTTAAACCTTGTGAACCTGTAGCACCTTTTTGACCAGTAGTGCCTTGTGTACCTGTTATACCTTGAATACCTTGTGAACCCGTTCCACCTTTTTGACCAGTTGTTCCTTGTGCACCACCACCACCTGTTATACCTTGTATTCCTTGTGAACCCGTTGCACCTTTTTGACCAGTTGTACCTTGGGAACCTGTTCCACCTGTTCCACCAGTTATACCTTGGATACCTTGTGAACCAGTTGCTCCTTTTTGACCTGTTATACCTTGAATACCTTGTGAACCCGTTGCACCTTTTTGACCAGTTGTACCTTGGGAACCTGTTCCACCTGTTCCACCAGTTATACCTTGGATACCTTGTGAACCAGTTGCTCCTTTTTGACC